ATGGATCGATTCGAGCGAGACGGAGTTTGTTTCAGAGGAATAACATATTCGCCGCTCCCATCGCAACGGAAGTTTCACAGTTCTGCCGTGCGGTTCAAAGGTTTTTCCGGGCCGATTGGTTCCGGCAAAAGTCAAGCTCTATGTCAGGAATTGATCAAGCTGAGTTACATCAACGCCGGCCGGGTTGGGTTAATTGGCGCACCGACCTATCCAATGTTACGCGACGCAACCCTGGCAACGCTATTCGATATTCTCAATGTGAACTTCATTCCCTATGAGTACAGCAAGGGCGACAACGTGCTGACCATGACCGACACCGGCTCTCGCGTCCTCTGTCGTTCCGTGGATGAGTTCGAGCGGCTGCGCGGTACCAATTTGGCATGGTTTGCGCTAGACGAACTGACTTACACTCCCGAGGCGGCGTGGCTGGTCCTCGAAGGGCGCTTGCGGGATCCCAAGGCCAAGCGGTTGTGCGGATTTGCGGTCTGGACGCCAAAAGGTTACGACTGGGTCTACCGAAAGTTCATATCAGAGCCACGCACAGGCTACGACACCATCCTCGCGAAGCCCTTTGAAAATCGCTATCTCTTGGAGCAGATTCCCGACTTCTACGACCTGCTGAAAAGCAGTTACGACGAGGCCTTCTATCAACAGGAGGCGCTCGGCAAATACCTCAACGTTCAGGCCGGTCTGGTCTACTATGCATTCAGCCGTGAAGAACACGTGGTGGACCTCCAGGTTCGCCCCACGGCGCCGCTTCTCTGGGCATTGGACTTTAACGTAGATCCGATGTGTTCGGTGGTCGCGCAGATCATCAACGGAACCATCTACATCCTGGACGAAATTGTCTTGCGCCACGCCAGCACGCTGCAGGCTTGCGAAGAGTTTAACCGCCGCTTTCCGGCCCATCCACGCGGAGTCATCATCTACGGTGATGCTTCCGGAAATACGCAGCAGACTACGGGAACGTCAGACTATCACGTTGTCCGCGAGTATTTCGCCGCACACTACAACGGTGTTTTGCATTACAAAGTTCCCAAGGCCAATCCCGGGATTCGAGATCGCATTACCTTGACGAATGCCAAGTTGCGAAGCGCATGCGGCGACATTCAGCTGCTGGTTAGCCGCAACTGCGCGGAACTGGTAAAAGACTTTGAGCAAGTATGCTACAAAGCGGACAGCATCGTGCCGGATAAAGACAAAGACCGGCGCCGTACCCACTTATCCGACGCTCTTGGCTATTTGCTTTGGCAAGAGTGCCGTCCGTTGCAGCCCATCGGAGACCGTAACCAGCCTTTGTTGTAGATCTCGGCCATGCTGAATATCAACCTCGAACATCCCGAGTACCTCGGCTGTAAAGCGATGTGGCGCAAGTACAAAGACCTCTACATCGGCGGCGAGCAACTCCGCGAGCATGCTGCCGAATATCTGGTACGTCGCAGTAAAGAGCCGAACGACGTCTATTTTGAACGTCTCAATCGCGTATTTTATGAAAACTATATCGGCTCCGTTATCGATTGGTACGCCGCGACCTTGATCAGGCGGGAGCCGATCGTCACCTATTCTGGAACAAATGAAACCGGACAATCCTTCTTTACCGCATTCTCGGAAGACTGTGACCTGAAAGGCACGACGTTGGCGGAGTTCTTCCGCCAGCAGCTCGTGCAGGCCTTGATCACCGGAAAGAGTTACATCGTGGTAGACTTTCCCCGCATCACCGGACCCATCGCCAATCGCGCCCAAGAGGATGCCAGCGGTAAGTCGCGTGCCTTTCTGGCGGACTACTCACCGGAAGAATTGATCAACTGGAGCTACGACTGTAACGGGCAGCTTGAATGGGTGACTGTCCGGACTGCATGGTTGAGGCAAGCAAGTGTGGGCAGCGACAGCTGGCAGAAAGAAACCCGGTGGATCCACTACGACCGGGAAACGTTCAAGACATTCCGGTCGGTTCAGGAGCCGGGGGGCCACTCAGGCGCTATTGATCTGGTGGACGAGGGCCGGCACGCCCTGGCATCGCAATCCAAAGTGCCGCTCTTTGAGCTTCGCGTTTCTGACGGCTTGTGGCTTATGAACAAGGCCGCGTTGCTGCAACTCGAGCACTTCAACAAGTCGAATGCTCTTTCCTGGGCGCTAACCATGGGCCTGTTCGCCACTCCAGTTATCTATTCAGAGCGGGAATGGAGCCAGATTGTGGGCGAGTCGTACTACATTCAGCTCGGGCCGCAGGATCGTTTCGGTTGGACTGAGCCTGAAGGCCATGTATTTCAGATCGCGGCCGATAATCTGGAGCGGCTCAAGGACGAGATCTATCGGGTCTGCTATCTCATGGTGCAAGCCGGAGGAACCGGCTCGTCGTACGTCAGCCAGTCTGGACTCAGCAAACAGCGCGATTTCAGCGTCACTCAAGAAGTTCTCCGGGCCTATGGTGACGCCGTCAAGCACACCATGAAACACGTGCTTCGCGCGATCGAAGCCGCGCGACAGGATGGCCTATCGATCGACGTCTCGGGTCTCGATGAGTTTGATATCGGTGACTTCAGCGTCGAGTTAGATGATGCCAAGAAGCTGCTCGAACTTGGCATCCAATCCGACACCTTCAAAACACAGCTATTCAAGAAATTGGCGTTCAAATATTTCTGTGATGCCCGCCAGGACATCAAGAATCAGATTGCGAACGAAATAGATGAATCGTTCCGGCCGCCAGCCGGCACAAAGGAGGACCGTGGAGGAACCCGCAGCGGACGGCGCCCCATCGACGCAGCCTGAGCACCTGGATGTGGCATCGCTGGTGAGGCAAGTTGTCGAAGAGTTCACGCGCGCGCAGCAGGCGAAGGCTGAGATGGCCTACAAGATCGAGCTGGACGACGAGCGAAGACGCCGCGAACAGCTTGAGCGGCGCTTGAATGACCTAGTCGAAGAAAACAGGCGAAGCCGGCTGTTAGCCGAGGAAGCCGATCGCGGCGCGACGATCCGCGCCGAGTTACAACGCCTAGGCGTAGGCAAAGTAGACTTGGCTTTTAAGGCGATCAAGGACGACATCGCCAGATCTGAGGATGGACGCCTGGTAGGGAAAACGGAAACCGGTGAAGTCGCCTTACGGGATTACTTGACGACGTTTGTCCATGCAAATCCTGAGTTTCTACCGGCGCGCATTTCCGGCGGGTCCGGCATTTCATCTGCACAAAGGACGATGTCGGGAACCGGTCCGCCGATTGATTTGGAACATATTCGGCCTGGCATGAGCTCGGAAGACAAGGAACGCGCTCGACACGAGATCGCGCGAATTGCTGCTCAAGCCCTACGTGGATCCTAGGTATGAAAGTGCAACGCACAATAAACGAAACAACAGGAGAAAGCAATGCCAGCGATTACATCAACTAATGTGGCCAGCGCGATTGTAAAGCTTGTGGCGGCGGACGCCTTGCCCGCCCTCGTCGGAAATCTCGTCATGGGCAACCTAGTGAACCGTGACTATGAGCCAACACTGGCCCAGGCCGGAGACACCGTCAACGTTCCGATTCCGCCAACTCTGGTGGCAAACAATATCGCGGAAGGTGGAACAGTCAGTACACAGAACCCCAACCTGGGCAACGCACAAATCGTGCTCAACACCCATGCTGAGGCTACGTTTCAGATACCGGACGTGACCAAAGTTTTAGCTGTGCCTGACTTGCTGCGAGTCTACATGCAGCCTGCAGTGATTGCCATCGCCGAACGCATCGAGGCTGATCTGCTGGGTTTATACGCCAGCTTTACAGCCAATACACCGGTAGGCGTTGCGGCCACGCCTATCACTGAAGCTGTTATCGACGCCGCTGAAACTGCATTGTTCCAAGCCAAGGTCCCGGCTACCCAGCCGAAGCACTTGTTAGTCGATGCCGGCACCTACTCACAGATGAGACAGATTCCGCGCTTCAGCGAATTTCAAACGGCCGGTGACGCCGGTTTGCGAGCGCTGGTGGAAGGTACCGTCGGCAAGATCAAGGACTTCTTCGTCTTTCGATCTCAATTTGTAGCGAAAACCGGAAGCGCTCCCGTAACGACGCATAACATGGCCTTCGTCCGCGACGCCATCGGTCTCGTCATTCGCCGTCTGCCGCAACCTTTACCGGGAACGGGAGCCATTGCTGAATACGCGGATTTGGGTAACTTTGGAATGCGGGTCATCATGAGCTACCAGCCAAACACCCTGTCGCAGCAGTTCACAGTTGATGTTCTATATGGTACGGCTGCTCTCCGAAACAACTTTGCAGTGCAGGTCAACTCGTAAGGTTGATTGTCGCGCTCCGACTTTCAACTGACTATTCGGAGTAACACGGGCTAATTATGAATTTGAGAACTTACTATCAGAGGATCCGTGACATCGAGCAGACTCTCGAGCCTTTTGTCGTTATCGAAAGCATCGAGACCGCGGATGGGGGCAAGGACGGTTTGTTAACCGAAGTTCCCAAGCCACTCGCGGCGAAGATGATAACAGACGGCCGCGCCCGCCTGGCCACGGAACAAGCAGTCCGCGAGTTTCACGAAAAGAAAGCTGAGGCCAAGCGAATAGCGGACCAAGAGACGATCACCGACAAAATGCACATGATGCTGGTGCCTACGGCAGAGTTCGCGAAGAGCAAGCCTTCCGCTAAAGTGTAACACATCTAATTACCGAAGATGGCACTATTCACTGATGCACCGATTTCGACGCTCGATCAACTGGTAGCCCAGGACAGCGCCGCCCTCGATGTAGCAAACACGGAAGGGATTGATGCGACGGCGAAACTTTCGCTCGCGCAGGACGAGTTGGGAATTGAAATCACCGCAGCTGCATCCCGATCGCCTTTTTCGCCGGCCTCCTCGTCGGTGTGGTGGCCAGGAATGGTCCTGACTGCAACGTTGCAACTTTCCAGTATCGTCGTGACACCGCCGCTTCGGCTGTGGCACACCTTTCACACACTAGAGTTGATTTACCGGGATGCATACAACACTCAGCTCAACGACCGGTACCTTGGCAAATGGCGCGCGTATACTGACCTTACCAAGTGGGCATGTTCGATGCTCATGCAGACCGGCGTCGGAATAGTATCGGATCCGGTGGCTGTGGCACAGAGCCCGCAAGTTGATGTGATCGACGGTATCTTACAGGCCAGTAGTTACTTTGTCCAGACGGCGTGGCTGAATGCGCGCGGCGAGGAGGGCATGGCTAGCGCGGTGGTTTCTGCGGCTGCCTCGGACCAACATTCAATCCAGGTGACGGCCCAGAGCCCACCCGCAAACGCAACTGTCTGGAATATCTATGCCGGCTTATCGATCGATGCGCTGACTCTCCAGAATCCGGCGCCGATAACGGTCGGTCAGGTTTGGCTTTTACCTACTTCCGGTCTGGTTTTCGGACGCGGCCCAGGCATTGGGCAAGCGCCAAACTACTACCGCTTGTTGCCGCGGTACTTACAGAGAGGGTAGGCGGGATGGTTAGCATGGCACGCCGAGCGACTTCAAAGGTGCTGCAACTGATGAACGGACCGGGCGGCCTAAACACGAATCTGGCGCTGCTGGCACAAGCTGAAAACCTGTCGTTATCACCCGTGCCGGCGGCGCGTCTCTTCACTGACAACGTCACGAGTGAGGTGGCCGAAAAGAGCGCAGACGTCAAGTACACTGCCGTATATATTTATTGCGGCAAAATTGTGAACGATCTAAGAGAAAAGTTTCGAAGCCTTTCTGGAAGACTTCAGATGGAGATTGATGTCCGCGTGTCGCAAGACAGACTGGAAGGAATCGACGAAACATCGCAGTTGTATACGGACGCTGTCACACAGGTCCTCAATCAGAATCGCGGCGACTGGGGACAGGGACTATTTTACGCGGGCGGGTATGACATTTCTTTCGGACCAGTTAAACATGGCGGCCGTAACTTCATCAAGAGCGCCATGGTCTCATTTCAAGTAAACGCGAGCGTTGACTAAGGTATGCCAGTCTATATTTCATCCAACGCAAACAGGTTTTATTGTGCAGCTGAAGGCACCTACGGTCAGGTGGCCGCCATCACCGCGAACAACCGGATTCCGACAGTAAAATTGGTAGCCAAACAGCAGTTGGCAGTTTCAAACCGCAAGGATAAGACGGGGAGCCGGACATTCGCGGGATTGCCCCCGGGCGGCCGGCGCAAAACCACGTTTGATTTGACGACCTTCTTGACGACGTGGAATGGAGGGGGGAGTCCACCGAGTTACGGACCACTGTTCCAGGGAGCGTTGGGCATGGCCGCGGCGATGTTTCCAGGCGGCACAGTCGCAACTGGCTCTTCCACCGTCACGCTGAAGTTCGCAGCTCCGCACGGGCTTGCTCCCGGCCAGGCGGTTACCTACCTCGGAGAACTCCGGTTCGTCGCGGCGGTCGTCGACAACACTACCGTGCAATTGAACGCGCCGCTGTCGGTAGTGCCGACCACAAGCGCAAGTATCGGTCCTACCGCGACCTACTTTCCGGCGACCACACTATCCAGCGTGAGTGTTTTCGACTACTGGGCTCCGAATTCGGCGGTGCACCGGATTCTCTGCGGGGCAGGTGTCGATCAAATGAGTGTGAAGGTTAATGGCGACTTTCACGAATTTACTTTTAGTGGCGTGGCGCAGGAGCTTGTGGACAGTACGAGCTTCACGAGCGGGATAGGGCAGCTCAGCTCATTTCCCCCGGAGCCAGCCCTGGGCGCATTCGACTACTCGATTGTGCCCGGACATCTTGGCCAGGTATGGCTGGGAAACGGGCCAGACCGCTTTTTCACTTTGACTGACGCTCAAATCGCGCTCAACAATAACATCGATCTCCGGAGCCAGGAATTCGGATCGAGTATGCCGAGAGCCATTGCACCGGGCACCCGAGAGGTGTCGATCGACTTTCGATTGTTAGAGCAGGACGACGGAGCGACTAAGGGCTTGTATCAGGCCGCCAAACAGCAATCGCCGATCAGCGCGATGTTACAGCTAGGCCAGCAGCCCAATCAGTTGTTCGGAGTGTATCTACAGAGCTTGTTACCCGAGGTGCCGGAGTACGATGATTCCGGCACGCGTCTCGAATGGCATTTTGGAAGGTCGCGTGCGCAGGGAACCGTAGACGATGAAATTACGGTCGCATTCGGTTAGATCATGCAATACGACAGTTGTGCCAGAGTTGACTCAAAGGTGCGGCCCGGAGTCGCATTTGTGATTTCGAAGATGTCATTCGTCCGCAGGATGGATTTGATACGCAGCATTCGCGAATTGTCACTCAAGTGTGACTTTCTGAATGCCGGTGAATCGTCGGTGGAAAAGTTGGAAGCAGCCCTGCTTGCAGCGGAGATCGACCGGCTTTACGTTAGTTGGGGCTTGCAAGACCTAACGGGACTCGAAGTGGATGGCGTGGCGGCGACCCCGGAACTGCTGGCATCGCACGGTCCCGAAGATCTGTTCCGCGAGGCCGTGTCGATCATCAAGGCCGAATGCGGTTTATCGGAGGAAGAAAGAAAAAACTAATTGTCGCCTTCCACTTTCAACTTTCCAACGCAGCCGGATGGAAGTGCGACGCCTGCCGGAAATCCGGACTGGAACTCAAACGAAGATGCGGCTGGCTGCGGGAGGCACTCGAAGCACCGGCACAAATCGTATGGGCGAGGAAACAGGTGGCGACTGATGTCTGCCCGAAGTCGCTGATTACAGCCGCAAGCATGGGCTGGATCGAAGAATTCCTGGTTTGGAAACGGCTGCGCCTGGATCTACGATCCAACTTAAGCGCACGTCAGGCAGAGGCGTTTCTGATTCTCGAGGAACAGCTCGCGCTGGAGGAGCACGGTGGCTCAGAGTAAAATACCGCAGAACGTCTTGCAGCGCGCGATAGGCACTGCGTCGGGATCTTCGAATGCGGTGGATCTATCGGGCCTGCTGCCACAGGCGGCGAGCAACTTAGCAAGCACACTGACAGAAGTGTCGCGTGGAATCGGAAACCTGGCGCCGGCGAGTCAACTACAAGTACAGGCGCTGATTGCCAACACTCAGGCTGTAACTCAAAGCACATCGGCACACGATACAAGCAGCATGTCGTCGACAATCGGCGCGTTGGCGTCAAGCCTAACAGGCGGCGCGCTGTCTCTCGCTCCACTCTTGTCCGGGTTACTGCATCTTTTCGGGGGCGGAACGTCAAATGCACCGCCACCGCTGGTCAGATTCGCCCTTCCACCGAGCGTGGCATTCCAAGGGGCAAATGTGACTGGTCCGCAAACAGCCGGCGTGGACTTCAGCCAGAGCGGCACTCCGCGCGTTATCGGGAGTGCGTCGGCATCCGCAAGCCAGCAAATCACGATACAAGTTCAGGCCATGGATAGCCGGTCCTTTATGGACCACAGTCAAGACATTGCCACGGCGGTGCGTGAAGCGATGCTCAACATGCACGCGCTCAACGACGTGATCAGCGACCTATAATGCCTGCAACCTTTCCAACGCTGAAGACCGGAGCGGTCACACAGTATCCAGCCACGAAGAGCAAACAATACTCCAGTTTCGTCCTGCGGTTTTTGGATGGAAGCGACCAGCGATACCGTGATTATTCAGCGCCATTGCGACGCTGGACCATTCGATTGGACATGCTGGACGAGGCGGAGCTCGGCGCGCTGGATCAATTTTTTAACTCGCAACAAGGGCGCTTCGAGACGTTTTCGTTCCTTGATCCGTGGACCCAATCCACAATTCCAAGCTGCAGCGTGCAGCAAGATGTCCTGGATTATGAGCTGTCAGGGGAGATGCGCGGCAGTACCAGCCTGGTTGTAGTCGAAAACAGAGTCTAGATGCTTGCCTTCCCTCAACTCCCATCCGGGGCTACGGCGCAATTTCCAATCAAGAAGCGCTGTGTACAGAGAACAATTGTCAATACACTTACTGACGGTCATACGGTGACACTGGCGGACCCGGGAGCAGCGCTTTCGCAGTGGCATCTGACGTACCAGAATCTGGCCGACGCAGAACTCGACATACTGCAACAGTTCTTTGCGACGTGTGAAGGGCAGCTCACAGCGTTTACATTCCTTGATCCATTGGCCAACCTGCTGGCTTGGAGCGAGGCGCTGGACCAAGCGGTGTGGGAAGCGAGCACTCTACTGCAGATGACGGCCGGCATTGCGGATCCGACAGGCGGTTCGGCAGCGACACGGCTAACTAATCCAACCGGGGTGGACTTGACACTGCAACAGACGATCAACGCACCGGGTTGGTTTACTTATTGCTTCAGTCTGTACGTTCGCAGCCAAGATGACACCAGTGTTTCTCTATTTCTTCAAGGGGGAACGGCATCCACGAGCCGATCGTATGCTTCGAGCACGGCTTGGAATCGCATTCAACTCGGCGGAAGCCTCAACACAACTGCAGTATCGCTGAGCGCTGGGGTGGTGATACCCGCAGGACAGGCGGTGGATGTTTTTGGCCTTCAGCTCGAGCCCCAGCCTGCGGCTTCCATATACAAACGCAGCCTTTCGGCAAGTGGCGTTTATGCGAATGCGCACTTCGGAGCTGACGCATTCGCGTATACCACATCAGGGCCGAACAGCCATAACTGCGTGGTGACGATCACTGCCCACTGACCGATGCCTACGGCGTTCCAAATCAAAGAGCAAGCGGTTACGGATACACCGCTTTTGCTCTTCGACTGCCAGTTTCAAGGCGGGCAGGCAGAATACTGGTCAACGCACCAAGTGACGCTTGAAGCCGTCAACTATCAGGCGCGGGTGTTGCAGCATAGTCTCTTTGAGATTCAAACTTCATCCGACTTGGGCGTAGATGCGATTCCAAAGATTTCCATCTTGCTAGCCAACGCGGATTCTCACTTCTCAGAGATAGAGCGCAGCGGGGGATTCAAGGGTGGAGCGCTGACGGTCCGCTTCGTCTTCTTTGATCTTATCCAAGGTCTCGCCACAACCTCGCCAATCACGCTATTCAAGGGCATCCTCAACCCGCCGGACGAAATTACAGAGTCGACATTTCGTGTCACAGCCATGAACCGCATGAACATGCAGCGGGTACTGTTGCCGCAGGTACGGGTTCAACGGCGATGTCCCTGGGAGTTTCCATCCAGTCTGGCCCAACGGCAGGAGGCAGTAAGTGGAGGCAGCAAGGGACAGTACTCCAGGTTCTACCGATGCGGGTACTCACCGGACGTGGTGGGAGGCGCGGGTAACCTCAACGGGATGGCGCCGTACACCGCGTGCGGGTTCACAAGAACGGATTGCCAAGCGAGGGGAATGTTCCACCAGGACAGCGCGCTGAATGTAACGCAAAGGTTCGGAGGAATCGAGTTTGTTCCCTCGGCGACATTAGTCCGCAGCTTTGGCGAACAAGGACGTCATGGGTCGCCGGTCATCGACAACACAGCGCGTTACAACGACTTCGTCCCACTGGTTTACGGAACAGTCTGGTATTCACCGAGCATCGTTTTCGCCCGGAACGACGGCAACCTGACGAGGATCGAAGTGCTGTTGGGTATGGGCGAGATCACGAGTGTGATCAAAGTGCTGGTGAACGACACCGACATTCCGTTAGGGCGCGCGGGAACCAATATGACGGGAACGGGATGGTTCAACGTGGCCAGCACCGGCGCGCGGACCGGAGGGTTCAACGCGGACTTCAGCGATGCCAGTGGCAACCCGCTGGGCGATCCCTATGGCAGCATGGCAACACTTTCGGTGGTGGTTCCGAACCGGATTAACGCTGGGCAGAACCTGCCGGCGATCAAGGTGCTGCTGCAAGGATCCAAGTTACCGGTCTACCATCCGGATGGTTCGCTCGCAGGCCAGCAGTTCACCAGCAATCCGGCGTGGATTTTACTGGACATTCTGAAACGATGCGATTGGCAGACCGGGGAAATCGATGTCGGGAGCTTCGCCAATGCGGCGACTTATGCGGACGAGCAGGTTGAGACACAGGATCTACACGGAAATTCGATTACAGTGCCTCGGTTTGCGTGCAACTTAGCGGTAGTCAACCGCCGCACGGCGGGCGACCTGATTCGGGGAATCCGAAATGCGTGCCGGCTGTACCTTACGTACGGCACGAGCGGGCTTCTCCAACTCAACGTGGAAAACACTTTCGCACTGCAGCAGCCCACCAAACCTGGCTGGAGTAACAGCACATCGCAGTTGAATGGCGGCTGGCCGAGTTATGAGTTCGGCGATGGATCGTCCGGCGTCTCGGGCATTGTGCGGCGCGCCAACGGCGAGTCGAGCGTCCGGTTATGGTCCCGCAGCATTGCGGATACTCCGAACCGGCTGGCGGTGGAGTTCCAGGACGCGCTGAATGAGTATCAGCAAGATAGTTACTCGCTGATTGACGTGGATGACGTCGAGAGGGCCGGACAAGAGATTACGGCGCCCATTACGGCGCTCGGCATTCCGAACTACGATCAAGCGGCGCGTATTTTGAAATTCAACTTAGACCGGGCAATCCGGGGCAATGCGTATGTTGAGTTAGAGACCAGCGTCAAGGCAATAGGCATTCAGGCAGGCGATTTGATTGCGCTGACCTATCTGAAAGAAGGGTTCAACCGGCAGACGTTTCGGGTATTGAAGATCGCTCCTGGAATCAATTACCGCTCGGCGGTGATTACGGCGCAGATTCACGACGATGCCTGGTATGACGATACCAACGGGCAGGTGACGGGAAACTCGGGAGCACGACGCCAGCCGGGGTCCGAAATGCGGCTGCCGCGGCCACTGATCGGAACGGTGGTGGATGCCAATGGCGACGTGCAATTTGGCGTGACAGAATCCTCATCGCAGGCGGCCGACGGCAGCCCGGTGGTGGAAGCGACAGTAGCGTTCTCGGCACCGTCTTTGATCCCGGCAGGCGCACCAGCGGTACCGTTGCTGAGCCTGGCACCGCAGATTGCGGCTACCGGCGGGACTCTGGGCGCAGGACGGAGTCTCTATTACGCAGTGAGCGCAGTGGGCGGCGGCGTAGAGGGCAGTCTTTCGTTCATCGTGCCGGCCACGATCCCAGCCGGGCCGAATACAAATACAGTGACGCTCACCGGCCTCAGCTTTCCGCAGGTGGCGACCGCATTTGACGTGTACCGCGGACTGAGTCCAGCACAGCTCTTCAGGATCGCATCGCAGCAAACGATTGCCACCCAATTTACGGACACGGGTCTGGCAAACCAGGTGGCGCCGCCACCTGACGCGAATTTCGATCACGCGAATTTCTACTGGCGCCTGGAGCTGCAGCCCGAGTACGCTGCGACGCTACATTCGGCGACTATGGTGGGCAACGACACGCTGGAAATGGGTTCGAGCGCGTATCAAGGAACCATCGTGCGGATCACGCGCGGGACGGGCGCGGGCCAGGAGCGCACGGTGGTGTCCAATGACACGACGACGCTCGAGCTCAGCTTGCCGTGGGGCACGGAGCCGGATGCGACCAGCTTTTTCGTAGTGACGGAAACGGGCTGGCACGCGGTGGCGAGCGCACATGCCAGCCCGGTCAAGTTCGAAATTCCGAACCGGACCGGGGCCACGATTCATGTCTCCGGGAGAGCGGCGAATGTGAGTAATGGCGAGTCGCCGCTCGAACTGTGTACCGTCACGCGGTGGGTGATTGGCGGGGCGGGCGCGGTGGACGGAGATGTTCCGCCGGCGCCGTCATTCGGATTGGGACTTACGCCCGCGGCTGGCGGATCGGTAGAACTCAGCGGCGTGAGTTTCGCGGCCCTGGCAAATACACACAGCATTACGGCGGGCACGTTCAGTATGTACTACTGGCCCGAGCTGAACGGGACACCCACGCTGGCGCTGGCGGCCGCAATCGGCGCGGCAGACACCGTGTTGGACCTGACGACAGCGGGCGGTGCGCTGCCGGGATCGTACATTCAGCTGGAGGGAGAAGTCGCGCAGGTGACTGCGGTGCAGAATAGTGGGACGCGGTACCAGATCACGCGCGGCGCTCAGACCAGCGACGCGGCGGCGCACGCAATCGGGACGATTGTCTACGAGCTACAGAAAAAGACGCAGATTGTTCCGTTTGTGCGCGATTTCTTTGGCAGCCCGGCGAGTGGCACCTGGAGTTTCTCCACGCCGTTGCCGGACTGCCGGGTGGTGAGCGCGGAGCTGTTCGTCACTAACGTCAAAGGGAACAGCCCGACGAGCGCGATCTCGATGACTGCGGGCGCCGACTTTGGGATGCGTACTTTATCGGGCGGGCAGTTCTCATTTCAGGTGGAAGCGTTCCTGGCGATCGAAACCGGGGCGACGCCGGACCTGATTGTCGAGAGGGCGCATTCTGTGCGCGATGTATTTGCGGTGGTGCGGCAGGCGCCAGTGGGCGGACCGGTCGAGCTGACGATCAATCAGGACGGGGCGCTATATTGCTCGCTGACGATTGCGGACGGCGCGATGACTTCGAATTCAGTGGCGGGCGCGGCGCTTCCAACGCTAATTCCGGGCGCAAGGCTTAGCCTGGATATCACGATGGTGGGGCCGAGCAATCCGGGCGCGGATCTGACGGTCATCATCCGGTTGTAACTCCCTCCAAATGCCCGATACCCTGCAGAAACTGCGGCCGGACCGGGACCTGCAATGTTATTTCCTCAGGCCGTCAGCCGCAGCCGTGTTGAGCGGAACGAGTGCGAGCGGGTTTACGGTTTCCGGCAGCTGGCGCCAGCAATTTGACTGGGCGGTTATCGAATGGAACCGCGACAACACGTTCGAGCATCCAGCCTTCCGCAATTTCCCCGATGGCGATCTGAGCGGGCTGGTCTTGACCTACGAAGAGACGCGCCAGAATTGTATCCCGATTGACTCCAACTTATTTGCGACGGTGGATTGGCCGTCACTCAGGATTTGGGCGGAGTCGGCTGGCACGGAAACGATGTACAGAGTCCCACTTAAAGGGCACGCAGTGCCGATTGCGGGCAGTTATCTGGCGCCCACAGCAATATTCACGCTCGAAGGCTCACTTACATCAGGTGACCTGGTGCAGCTGGCCTGGGAGGATGAACACTACATTTACAGCGTATTGGGATCAGACACGATAGACAGCGCCGTGCAAGGGCTCGCTGCCGCAATCAACACATTTTCACCGGCGATGACGGCGGCGGCAAGTGGGGCGCAGATCACGCTGACTTACCTGGGCACTGGACAAACAGTGCTGACTACTACGGTTGGGGCCAGCGGGAATCGAATCGGTGTTTACGGCATTATCACCGGGGCACAGACCGAAAGCTGGACCGAGTGGTTCCAGCAAATGAGTGGCGGGACATCGCCGAGCCAGTGGCGAGTGACCGTTGACTTTTCAGCACTACATGACGAAAGCGGCGTGCTGATTCCGACGAACTCGGTGCGTAAGATGCGGTGGACTTACTCGGCCGACTTACAAGCCGGCAATTATGAACGGACTGAGTTTCAAGTCGTAGTTTCCAATTGGACGGTGAGCGGAACTAATGCCGGTTATCAAGTGGCTGGGCCGGGGAGCCGGCGGATTGAAGATACTTCGCCGCAAGTCGTATACACGGGCACGTGGGATCTGGGAATGGGCAACTTTTCGGGCGGCACGATTCACCATACGACGACGCCGGGCGATGCAGCCGCGTGCACCTACCGGGCCAGCCAGTCGCACCAGCTTTATTTAGGCACGCGGAAGGCGGCGGGCGGAACGCAGATCACGGTGACGGTCGACAGTGGTTCTCCGGTGACGATCGATCTATCGCTGGCGGGGGAAGACGTACTCGTGAGGATTTCACTCGGCACGTTTTCCGCGCTGGCGGCGCACACGGTGACGATCACACATGCAGGAACGGCAGGGACGGCTTTGTACTTTGACTTTCTCGAGCTGGCGGTGACGACGACAACTTTGCCGGTGTTTGCGGCCGACACGCGGTTGACGCTGGCCACGGACTGGGACACGGATCATTCGATCGCGCTTGCGCCGGAGAGAACGGCGTGGATGATTCACGCGTTGGGATTCGCGGGCCGGGCGAATCATTATGTCGGAGCGCTGTGGCACTACGAGCTGGTGGCGCAAGATTACAGTTACGCGTCGGGCACGGTGCAATTCGTGACCCCAACCATCGACAATCTGATCACGACGGTCAGCATCGGACTGTATGGATCGTCCACGGCGCCTACGGATATTCAGCATTTGAATTTGGCGGGCGACACGGCGACGAGTATTGCCAAGGCTTTCGAGCTGTTGCTGAACGGCGGGTACACGGCGGTTTGGGCGCAGGCCAGCGGGAGCGTGCTGACAATCTATTCGCGGGCAATCGGAGCGGCGGGAAATGACGTGACGATCTCGGCCTCGATGGGAACGGCGGCGCTCACGACCAGCGGGAGCCGGCTGGCGGGCGGCAACGACGGCGAGTGGCGCACGGATCTGACGGCGGTTCCCAGGATGAACCGCGCGGCGCGCGACTGGTGCAGGAGTTTTTTTCAAGCGCTCGCGGGATACGGGATCGCGGCGACCGGCGCGTTCAGCATGGAATTGCAGCATGGCGACCCGGAAGCCTCGGCCGGCATCGCGCAACGGTATCCGAGCGGCAGCGCGGTGATGTTGAATACGCCGGCGCTGCAGACGAATTTCTCGCCGGCGAGCACGGCGTTCTGGCAGCAGGCGTACCTGGATCTGGCCACGCTGCTGAATGACGCCGGCCAAATTCCATATCTGCAATTCGGCGAAGTGCAGTGGTGGTATTTTCCGGACGACGGCTCGGGGATGCCGTTTTACGACGCGTACACGACGAGTACGTTCGCGGCAACTTACGGGCACGCCATGCACGTTTTCACGAGCAGCAACGTTTCACCAGCCCTCTATCCGGACGAAGCGGCGTTTTTGCCGGGGCTGATTGGGGCGTTTACAAGCGCGGTGATGAGCTTCGTGCGGGCGATGTTTCCAAGCGCCAAGTTTGAAGTGCTGTATCCGCCGGATGTAAACAATACGCTGCTGAACGCGGCGGTGAACCTGCCGGCGAGCTGGAATCCGGGGACGCTGGACTGTTTGAAGACGGAGAACTTCACTTACACGGGCGGGCGGAATCTGAATCTGGCGAAAGATTCGATCGGGCTGCCGATGCAGATGGGATTTGTGCGGGCGAAGAGCAGCCATCTGGTGGGAATCACGGGGTACACGACGCCGTGGCAGAAAGAAGTGAGGCGGTCGGTGGGTGAGAATCTGGAGTCGGTGGTATTATTCGCGCTGGATCAGTTTTGCCTGATGAGTTGCCCGGTGCCGCTGCCGGCGGGGGCGCGGCGCAGTTTGTACATGGCTTGA